ACAGTAAACGATTGATCTGTTTTTAATACATGGTATGAATAATGTTCTGGCAATTCAGTGTCTGCACCATACTTAATCTCACATTCACCTTTACTCACAAACCATATTTCTGATCTCTTAAAGTGACGTTGATAACTGATGCCTTTGCCTGGTTCTATCACAAGCTCTTTAACTTTTACAACACCGTCTTCGAATAGGTTGCTGAATTCACCCCATACTCTGCGTTCTGTTGGATACTTCCATTCCTTTAATATCCAACTACTGCTGTTGGCTTTGTTATCACCACCTACAGCAAATTCAAACTCATAACCCTCAACATCCATTTCTGGTATGTTGTCTTTGCCTCTGTCGCCGCCATTACAAAATACATATTCATGTTGATGTCCGAATGCGTCTCTGACTTGAACAAGTCCTTTGGTTACACTGTTATCATCGTCGCTGACTGCATAAACATTGTCTACCATGTCCATGCGTTGTATAATTAGGGAACGTTCTTCAAAAGGCATAAAAGGTCTGCCTTTCTTTCTTGTAAGCCACTCATCACTGTTTACAAGTACTACAAGTTTATTACCGTATTTTGCGGCACTTTCTAAATAACTTATATGACCAGAGTGCAGTGGATCGAATCCTCCACTAACAACAACAATTTTCATGTCTACCTTCTGCGGTTAGCTCTGCTAAACATATCCTTTAGCATTGCGTGTTTTCTTCTTGATCTTTTACCCTTAAGATGTTTGAGTCCGCCTGTTTCCTGATATGGTTCAGAACCGGATTGAATCTTTTTAAGTAGTTCTTTTTTGTGTCTACGGATTTCTTGATCTTTAACACGTTTACGTTTAGCACTTGGTTTTTCGTAGTACTCTCTTTTTGCTAATTCTTTTTGACGGTTGTCGTTTTCAAGAATCTTTTTTAGTCTACGAATTGCTCCGTTAACATCACCATTTCTCACTTCAACACTTGTACCCGGAATTCTTGGTCTCGGTGCTGAGTATGGCTTCTTGTTGTCAAACTTCTTTTTGAAGTTATTTGGTTTAAAGTTTTTGCTCATAAGTCCTCTGCGCCATGCAGTTTATAGTTTCTATCAATTTCTGATTCGTTATTACTGTAATATAATACAGGAAAATCTTCTTTTGTCAATGGATATTTATTTAATTTTACCATAGCAACATCTTTATTGTGAAGATCTGGTGCTCTAAACATTAAACTTATTAAACTTTGATCAACCAAAGTCTTGATTGCTCTTGCACCCAAACTCTTAGTTGCGGCCTGTTCGGCTACATAAGTGATATAGTCATCACCAAATTCAATACGTATTTTGTCTATGTCAAATAATACCTTAACTTGACTTAAAATATTGTTCTTGACTGAGGATAATATTTTCTTAAAATCCTCAGTCTCGAACTGGTCAAGTATACCAATTAAAGGAGTTCGTCCGACTAACTCTGGAATTAGGCCATAGGTTACAAAATCATCATGTGTTGCTAATTTTGTTAACTTTTTAGATTCCGTAGCATCTAATACTGTGGACCCAAAACCTATACCGGACTTCTTCTTTAACCTCTTCTCGATGAGTTTGTCTAATCCGACAAACGCACCCCCCATTATAAACAGTATATTGCTGGTGTCGAATTCCATAAACTCGTCACCTGCTAACCGTTTACTGTTCCCCATTTTAATTTTTACTGTTGTACCTTCAATTAATCTTAATAGTGCTTGTTGAACGCCTTCACCACTTACATCACGTGTAGCAGTGTTAGATTCGCTCTTACGTGCCTTCTTGTCTATCTCGTCAATGAATATAATTCCTTTTTCAGCACTGTCCTTATCCCAATTAGTTAGAGTAAGCAAACGTTCAATAACACCTTCAACGTCCTCTCCAACATAACCTGCTTCAGTTAATGTTGTTGCATCAGCAATAGTCATTGGTACATTTAGTATTTTAGCCAATGTTTTTGCAAACAAGGTTTTACCTGTTCCTGTATTACCCATTAGTAATATGTTTGACTTGTCGAGTGTGTCAACATCAAAATCTTCTGATCGATTAAATGCTATTCTTTTGTAGTGATTATATGCACTAACACTTAATAACTCTTTTACACCTGCATGACCAATTATATATTCGTCTAACTTATTATAAATTTCTGTTGGTGTAAGTAAATTGTCAAGTTCTTCTATATCAAACTCTTCAGACTTTTCAGTAACTGTGATATTGTAACTCAGCTCTATACATTCATTGCAAATGTATACATCAGGTCCTGCAATTAGTTTTTCTACTTGATCTCTATTCTTTCCGCAGAAATTACATGATAACGTAGGAGAATCTTGTGTCATTTAATTAAATTTACCTCTACAACTATTTAGCGTTTGGCTTAGTTATATATATTTTATTTGACCCGTCTTCGTCATCGTCGCTATCATCGTTTGGTAGCGGCATGGCCCAAAACCCTATTTTCTTTTTTACATCTTCTTCAGATGCTTTTTGTAGCATCTCATATAGTTCTTCTTCGCTGTATCCTTCCTTATTGAAATCACTTGCGGCAACCATCTTAGCGGCTTCACGCAAACCTGCAACAACCTCTACTTCTTTTTCGATGACTCGTTCTGGTCCTGGCACTTCAACAACTCGCTCTGGTCCTGGAACTTCTTTTTCGACAGTGACCACTGTCTCTTTTGGGATCTCAACCTCGACGATCTTTTCAACGATTTTTTCAACTTCGATCTCCTTAATTACTTCTTTAGGTTTTTGTTCAAGTTGTTTGTTAAGATCTTTGATTTCTGCTTTTAATTTCTTTTCGGTCTCTTTATCTTTGACCTGCACAAATACTTCTTTTGGAACATGCTCAACAATTGTTTTAGTTACTACTTTAGGTTTTTCTTCTAATGCCTTTAATGTTTCTTCGTACTTGGCATTAACTTCTGCTAATGCTTCCTCTAATCTTTTTTTTTGACTTGCGGATTCTTGCATTGCAGTAGCGGCATCGTCTACAGCACTTGGTATTTCTTCCCTACCAGTTGCTTCGTCAATATTGAATTCTTCTTCTGGTATAGGTTGTTTTGGTTTTGTTGGTAATGGTGGCCCACTGTCCTCTAAGTCAATACCGTAACGTAACAGTGTTTGGTTGGCCGCAATAACTAACATAACTGCAAGTGGATCAAATACAAATACCAGCAATAGTATAAACACTTGAACTGCTTTATCAAGTAAGTCTTCGCTGTCACCACCAAATATTAGTTGTGCTACATATTTGATAGGTCCTACTTCTTTTTCTAATTCTCTAACAATAGTTTCTGCTTCAAACTTTTCATCTTTTAATACAACTATACCATCATACAAATTATCAATCTGCGTGTTGAACTCATCTACTTTGTTTAGGTTGTCGTCTTGTGATTGAGAACTGAGATTTCTCAATCGATTAATTTCTTTGTTTGCAGTGTCTATTGTTTGCTGTGCGCCTGCACGATATTCATCAATGGTTTTTTGCAAAGCATTTATTTGTTGCTGTGATGACATACGCAAATTCTTCTTTTCTTCAGTTATAGCATCACGTTGTGGCTTTTGTTCTTGTCTAATTTGTTGTGCCTTAGCAACATTATCAATAACTTCAGTTTCTGCACTTCGGAATATTCCACCCGAATCTGTTTCTACTGTGGTCGTTCCTTGATTAGCATAACTTTCTACAATTTTATCTAATGATACAAGTTTGTCATCTTGTGCTTTTAGATCTACACTTAGTTGAGTTCTTATATCTGCAATTTGTCCTTTAGCATAATCAATGTCGCCTTGTACTCTATCCCAGGCGCCGTCTCTGATTACTTCCTGCTGTGTTACACTATCGCTGATATCAAAACTGCCGTCTAAACTGCTAATCCTATCCTGAAGTATTGAAATCTTATTTTCTTCTCTTGCAATCTGCCCATCTATTCTTTCTACAATAGCAAAGGCGTCACCACTTGCACCTGCTTGATCTAAGTGTGCTTTTGACAAATAGCCAAATATTCCCATACTTGTGATCAGCATAAGTATTGCCACAGCAATGCTGAGATATGACTTTAATGCAAAGGATGTTTCATTCCAGTATCTGTATAACCAACTGGCTGTGAGTAGTTTACCCACTTCGAGTGTTCCAGCCATTACTGCAATGGGTAATGCCGCGGCACTAAAGATAGCCATAAGTCCTGCTATACTAAACCATGCCGCCACGCCTGCAATTGCTAAGGCTGTTATTAATGTTATGATTCCGAATTTCATAGTACTATTTATGCTATTTTTGTCGTATCCGGGAACATTCTTTGGCTGTTAACATGGTATATAAATATAGACAAGCACATATATAAGGCTACTTATGATAGTTATAGAAAAAATTGCTACTGAAATAGTAGCACAAAACTCAAATCCAGGTATAATAGATATATTTTTAGGCAATCCTGCTGATACATATAACATGGGTTGGTTATACAAAAATATCAAAACTATGTGTGACAAAAGTTTTATTACACAAACACATCGCAAAGGTATCGCTGTAGGAAAATTATTTGGCATTAGCGGAATCAGTTGCGAAAAACTATTAGCAAGTAGTACAGATTACGAACATGTGGTTTTTGAAATATCTGATAGAGAATTTATTAAGTTGCCTAAATATTATGCAAAGTCATTGTTAAAAACATGTAATGTAATAATATATGATTACATAGAAGGCGGCAGTTTTCTCGGAACAAGTTTAACACAAACAATAGAAGCACTTAATGTTAAGCCTAAGAACTTATACTTACACACAACAGGATATAACTTCAAGGAAACAAGCATACCAAATTGTACAGTTTTACCAAATGCAAATTTGTTTGCTTTAATTATTGCCCAAGCAGTAGATGAAAGAACTCTCAACACTGAGGAAGCAGGTGTGCTATTTCATTCTATATTAGATTCACGTGACAGTAATAAATTCAAATACCATGCATTCTTGTCTGTGAGAAAACCTCGCGAATCACGTATAAAAATGATTGCAGACTTACATGCAAAAAAAGTGTTAGATGATTGTTTGTGGTCAATGGCATGGAGTAAAAAAGATAGTTACTTGAAATATGAGTTCAACAATACTCCTAATATCAAGACTCACCAAGATACTGCAAAGAAATCAGGTGATAAAAATATCAAAAAGTTCATCAAAGCATACGAGAAAAAGTTACCGCGGCAATTACCAGACTTGCCATCAAGGTTTGAAGATGTAGTTACTAACGATTGGACTTGGGGTGAAAATGTTAGATGGGGTGTGTCATTGGAAACATTCACGCTCAAAGAACACCCAGCATATGCCAATCCCCAAGGTTTTATAACTGAGAAAACATTTAGATTATTGTTAAATGGAATTACCCCATTAGTATTAAGTGCCGCAGGAGCAGATGCTGAATTACGAAGAATAGGATTTAGGATACCTGATTTTGGATGGGACCACTTGTCGGGTGGCGAAAGAAGAGAAGCAATAACTGATTTTCTAATCAAAGATCACAAAACAAAAGTGTCGCATGAGAAATATCGCGAAGATTCATTTCACAATATGATGCTGTTCAGAGATACAGACTTTCTTGTTAACTTAATGATAGATGGCCTTGCACACATAGACGTGCAATAAAAAACCCCCAACACGTCTGTTGAGGGCTTTTACATTCTAAACTCTTAGTATATCATCATATAGCACTGTGTTAGACGTCTCAGGCTCACAGTGAAACCTTTGTTGTTTAACTAAATTTTACTTTAGTATGGTCGTTAAGTTCAACAGTTGCACTGTTATGCTCGTGTTCCCTTACTGTGGTCTTTTGTACCCAACATCTTCCATTTGTTAATTCCTTAACAATTTCATCTGCTTTGTCAAAAGCCATTTCAGCAAAACGTTCACAACCTGTGTGCGAAACAATTCGTAAATCTACCAAATCTTTCTTTGCTAAATCAACAAACGTTTCTAACTCTGGGTCATCTTCTGCTACCAAGTAAGTATGATCAAATGTACTCTTTAACCATTCCTTGAGTGGCTTCAGTCCGCCAAAGTCTACAATCCAATTACGCTCATCAAGTTCGTCTCCACCAAAAGTGAATTCAAACTGTAATGCGTAACCGTGTATTAAGTTACAGTGGCTTGTTGCCTTCCACTGCCTAAATGCACAACTGTGTCCAGTTGAATGCGAATATGTTTTACCTGAATAAAATCTCTTATTCATTTGTATCTCCTAAATAATTAGAAGGCCATTAGTGCGGAATATTTATAGTGGGTCGATGCCTAACTGTTTCCATCCACTTTCGAAGTATTATACACGATTGTGTATATTTGTCAACCTTTTTGTTTTAGTAGATGTATGAATTCATGGATTATTTTTAATCCTTCCTCTGCTCTACTTTTCATAACAGGATCTTGATGTCCACAATGTCTGTGATGAGCAAGTCTTTCTTCGCTTTCGTGTTTCCATGTATAAATTACAGAATCGTCATCATGCAAGCCTGCTCTGATAGGATCATTATGTATGTTATCGTTATTATCTGTCCATATTTGAATTGCATGTGCGGCATTGTGTAACAACTTATCTGCTACTGATACTTGTAATGCTTTTAAGTCTGCTTGTTCAAGAGCCTTTAATTGTTTTGCTAAATGCTCATTTCTTTCTTCTTGGGTATCAAGTAAATCATATGAGTAATCTATGATTTCGTCATACAGTTGAAAGCCTTGATCTTGTAACCAATGATTAATACCTTTGGGGCCTACTATAGCAAATGGTCTACCTTTGCACACTGACTTCCATGTTTTTTCAGTGTAGAAATAAAACATAGGACTGCTTTCTGTGATTATATCAATTAAAGTATCTGTAGATTGGCTGGGTATTCTGCAATAAGAAAAATGGCAATCAGGATCATCTGTAAGTACAAATCCACCCGAAGAATCTCCAGTGGGTAACATTGCATCTACGTTTATTATTTTTTGATCAAAATGCTTAAACTCATAAAATCCATTTTGACCATTTATATATTCCTGGTTCCAAGATACTACATTTGAATCTATGAGATCATATTTCGCCATTTTATCTATCCATTGGGCTCTGTGTATCCACGGACCTCTGTTTAGATTGGTAAACACTTTGCTTATAGGATTGTCAACCATGTCCTTGAAAAAAGTTGGTTGAGCACCACTGTCATTACTGTCAAGTGTGATAATTTCACCAATTGAACCAACAGCATCGTGCAAGAAAAAATATGGATCAAATGTAACAGTGAAATGCTGTGCAATAATTTGTGTGTCCATGAGATCGTTATCCATTGCTTTGATGCCATGGTTATCTATTTCTGCTTGTGTATTTTTATCTCTGTGTCCGCAACCCATCTGGTCGTTGTATGTTAACCATATTTTATCTTCTGCATGGTCTGTGCTACCAAATGTCCAAATTAATTCTGAACCTACACTGTCAAATGCATCTTTGATGTCTTGAAATTTCTTGACTGTGATATCACCTTCTATGCCCCATGATGAGAGATAAGGTGCCCACTCCATAGGTTGCCATATAATTAAATTTGTGTTGGGATAATCTTTTACCCAGTCGATGAGATCACTGTATCCGTTTGTGAAAGTGTAATTCACATAATTGCGATCTATAATTCTAACTGGTAAGTCAGGATTTTTAAACATGTAGCCTCTATTTTGTGTGTGGTGGTAGTTTTGCTTCTACAAACATCTCATGTTTTCTTTTAACAGGATTATACTTTTTCATTTTAAGTTTCCTGTTCTCAATAACTAATGCCCTTGTTTTAACTGCTGTGTAATGATATGTATGATGATCTCTGGTTTCTCCTTCGGGTATCATATACACTATCGTTCTTCTTTTATCTTTCTTTGCCATTGTTTACATCATCTCCATCAAAGCCAATGATATCGTTGATGGTATTGCATTGTACTTCTTTTAAGTAGTTGTTAAGTTGTAAAGTAACATCTACCGGTTGTTCTAAATAATTAGCATACTTTTTTTCGTTTGCTACATGATTATTTAGTATTAACTTATATAAATTTTGTAGATTCCTGATGGCTTTGGGTTTTACCATTTCATAGAGCTCTTGTAAATTTCTGCCCTCTAATTTTTTAAGTTCTTTTACACCAGTATCGTATCTCAACTCTTTATCTTCTATAGAATCAAAAGAATAATCAAACAGCTCATCATACAATTCAAATCCATGCTCTCTGAGATAAGTGTTTATATTTTTACAACCAAATATTAAAAACGGCTTCAAACACCATATGGCTTTGGCAGTTTTTTCAGTGTAAAAAAGACAATAGTCATTGCTTTCATTTATTACATCAATTAACGAACGCCAATACTCTACAGGCAACGTTCTAAGATTTGTTACATCTTCAATCAATCCTTCTTCAGAGGGCAACGATAATCGCCTTGGGTTTGTCCAATACTCGAACTGGTGTGGACTGTTGCCGGCTAAAATATAAGATGTACCGCCTCTATCGTTTGGCATTACCAAAGTAACATCGTTGTTGTTGAGCATATCTTGTTTTGCAAATAAATCAATCATGGTCAGTCTATGATCATGAGGGACTCTATTCAAAGAACAGAAAAGCACAGATAGATTCTCTGGATCTAATTCTCTAATATTAGTGGGGGTTGTTGTACCTGATGTTACAAAGAACAATGGCCACATGTCATAATTTTTAAACACATGTTCAACCAAATACTGTTCTTCATTGTATTCGTCGGCGTTGTATTGACATCTGCTGGTCAATAACGAAATTGTATTATTTCGTTCTTCCAGTTTGCTTTTCCATTCTAATGCATATTCTAATGTGTTATCATCATTACTAAACTCAGCATGTGAATAACTGCATTCTGTGAGAATGGTTACATAAAAATCAGTATTGGTGGTGTTAAGAGTTGACTCATAAATACCACCAGTCCAAAGGTCTATCTGTTGTGTTTTTCGCATAGAAGTATTTAGTCTTCTAAGCCAGCCTCCGCAAAAGACATTGGTACAATACCATCTTCAATAAGTTTACGTCTGTTCTTCATATGTGCGACTTTAGTTTTATCTTTATCTCCGCCCATATACTTAACAGCAAACCCTTCATCGATTAGAATCTTTGTTGCAAGTGAACCATTTTTGTATCCACCGTATCCATCTTCAACAACAAAGTCACCAAGGATTCGACCAAACTTACCTTTCATGTCTTCACCGTCTTTGTTGATTTGTGTTTTTAAAGTTGGATGACCTTTTAACAATTCTTTTAGTTTTGCCTTTGCGGCTAAACCAAATTTCTTTTCAACCCTGTCACGGGTTCTGCTTTCTGGTGTATCAATTCCCATGATACGAACTCTTTCATCTTTGAGGATAATACCGAAACCTAAATCTATATCTACGTCTACTGTGTCTCCGTCGATGACCTTCACTACTTTACATCTGTACTCATACATTTTCTACTACTCCTTTTCACTGTGTGTGTCCTAAAACAAACAGTATATTGTTATAGTAGTATTTATCGATTAGTAGTGGATATAAAAGTCGTGACTTTCTATTTCTGTGAGTTTGGTATAGTGATATGCCCAGTAAGGATCTGCAAGGTCTGGATTAAAATAATGTGTAGCACCTAATGTTATATCTGTAATGTTACCACGTATAGAATCTTCTGCAATTTGTAAACTGTCTGTCCATGCCTGCATATTACCTTTTATAACATCACCCTTTGCATTAGTTAAGTATAATGCGTCAGTCTTGCCATCGCAGTACCAACTAAACTGACACTGATTTCTAATAGGCACAAGACTGCCATTGTGTTGTTGCCACCACTTAGAATATTTTGCTTGATATACCACACCACAAATTGTATTAGGATACTTTGAACTATCTACTCTGTTCATGGTAACATTTGCAACTGCAATTTTACCTTTGAGAGATTCTCCCCTTGCTTCAAAATAAATGTTCTTAGCAAGACAATGCATTTCATCTACATCAATTTCTAATTGAGCAGGTTCTGGTGGACCTTCGAGAATGTTGTTTGGAATAGGAATAGAATATTCGGACATTTCTCCTGCTTTAGACATATAAGAATTAGTAACGCCAACTATTGCCCAAAGTAGTAATCCTGCTGAAAAACCTGTTAGTAAATTCTGCTTCATGGTAATCACCTTTTTTAGTACTTATACCTATGCGGTAAAGTAAAAAAACACACTATTATGCGAGTTTGATACTCGTTGTTGACTGTGTATAAGACTTAGAAATTTCATCTTCGGTTCTTGCATAAGCAACCACAGTGTTTTTATTAAGTGTAACCTTAGTAGCACGTGATGTCATCATCCAAGGAATAATACCCATTTTGCCTTCTGGCGTTGCTGAAATAGTTGCAGGCTTGTCTACTACAAGACCATTTTCAGTTTCTGTGCTAAATGCACCCAATACTTCTTCACCACTTGTGAGTTTGATTGTGATGCAGTCGCCATCTGCAATTGGTTTTTCTAATAACATAAAAGTTCCTTATTTGTTTAATATTAGTATTATATAGTATGTTAATGGTATTGTCAAGTAAAATTTGGCTCAAAATTACCCGTTTTAAAGGTATATTTGCTTGTGATAGTAAATATTATTGTGGACAGCACGTTTTAGTCTAACAAATAATTGTAGTTCGGGTCAATCTTAGTAAACCCTATATAGAAAAAGAGTACTACAAAACACTGTCCCACTTATAATGAAAGGCGCCTTTCAGATTTAAGGAAACATGGCTCGTTGCCAAGTAAATAATTTAGTCATCAAGGCTAAACGATCACCACTACCACGTGAACCATGAACGTGGACAGCACTGCAATCTTTATAAGAGATGCCGTTCCATTCATTGCATATCTGTTCTTGATCTGCATACAAATATTGATAAGCAAGTTTTGGATTGAGTACATCATGCAAGGATATATCTTGGCTCCACATCATCACATTGTATATAACTTGTTCGCTATCCCAACGTTCAGGATTCCAATTCTCTAACATCTCAAATCCTATATCCCAAATTTCATGGGGCATATCTGCTGGATAATAACGTATACCACAATTGAAGAAATGATCTATGTCAATGTCGTAATGATCATCTTCTGTTGAACGTGGATCGGTATAGTTGAACATGCTGAAATATTTTGTTCTATTAAAGTAACGTGCATGATTGATAAAAACTACGTCAAGGTCTGCGTAAAGAATATTGTTTCCTTCTTTCCACAAATCGTATATTTCATAGAAGTTTGTTTTGAATACATCTCTTATGTTATCAGCATCGCCCTCAAACACATGTACACGATCTAAGTCTTGCACATATCTTTTAGCACTCTCGATACATAAACCTTCCATGGCTTTATAGTTTTCTATGAGATTTTGTTCCTGTGTTCTATTATTGTACCATTTAGAATGATCGTTGATACGATAATTTTTAAGTACTAAAATATTTTCAACCGACATATTTCTCACTTGAAATAATATATTTGATCAATGCGTAATCCTCACTTCTCATCTGCTTGAAGAATGTCATATTTTCTGGTGTGCAATCATAACTTTGTTTGATGTCAAATTGCTTACGTGTTCTTGCAAGGAATGGATCTTTAGGCATTTCCATGTTAAAATGTTCTTGCATTGTGGCTGTGAGTTCGCCTGTGCTACATGCAATACCTACCTTGTGTTCTTGTGCTTTGTATTGATCAACTGTGCCTAACCAATCTGTTATGGGTGCAAGTACAACTCCTAACGGATAGTTATTGTTCCTTTTAGCAAACGTTTGAATTACATCAGGATTACTTCTTAGGTATGTTACTAAGTCGTTTGGTGTTTCACATTGACCTAATATTTCAGATTCCACTTTTGTTAAAGTCTTATATGTTGCTTTAATGTGTTCTCTGAATGTAGGGTCTGCTTTACTATTGAGTGCTTGTCTTTGATCGTTTGTTTTTCTTTCCCAAAAGCCACTGCAAAATCTTTTCCACGGGTCTCTGATTATAACACCAACATTATCATTATAACTGCTCAAAGAAAATTCATGTGAATTGCTAATAGCATATGGTACAGTGAGTGGTTTGCCTTGTAGTAATTTAAGTGCATTTCGCAATGCTGTTCCGCCTGTTTTAGGAATGTGTAAAAATTGTATAGGTTTGGTCCAACGCCAAATTTGATTCTTCTCTACTGTTTTTTCTAAAGTATATCCCATGCCCGACAATGCTGATGCAACATATACGCCATTGGTAGACTTTGGCTCTAATATTTCTACAAAGATAGTTGGGTGACATCTTTTAATTAATCTCAATGCTCCCCTAATAACTTCTGCTTCATGCCCTTCAACATCAATTTTAATAAAATCAATATGGGCTTTTTGATCAATGACTGCATCTAAGTTTACTGCCATTACTTCGAGATCTGTTTTGCCTTCTACAATGGATGTCATTCCACTGTTTGCAAATGTTTGTTGCATGAATAATTTTGCAGGTGCTTCTGATATTGCATTTTGAATTGCTGTAAAGTTTGTTGCGTCTTCACAGTTCTTTTTTAAGCACTCGTAATGATCTGGAATTGGTTCGAATGCAATTACATCTTTGAAGTCTTTGACTAATCGCTTACTCCAATAGCCACAATGTGCTCCAATGTCTAATGCAACTCTATTCCTTTTTCCAAAATAACCTTTAGCGATGTTATAATCTCTTATTTCGTAATCACCTCTGTTTTCAAAGAATGTGTCTAATGTGGGTAGCCACATTCCAGTCTCAGTTTGTTTCATGAAGAAAAAGTCCTATTATTAAATACTGCTTTATGTATTTATCGCGGACAGCAAAGAATCTTTATTCCTTGTGAATAGGTCTCGATTATGTCGTAGTATCCTTTGTCCTTTTTCAGACATTTTATAACCCCACAAAAAATCTTCGCCTTTATTGAGAGTATTAAATACTGTTGCTTTATATTTTAGCCACCTTGTTAAATTATCTGCTTCGCTGTCATAGTACTGCCAATCAATCCAATCGGGTATCTTTACATCGTATTCTTTAATCAGTTTGCTTACAAAATTCTCCACGCCAAAAGGTAATATAAAGTGTCCTTGTATTAATGGAACAAAAGTTTTTTCTGAGACACAAAAAATGTCTGGATTAGTTAATACGGTTTCAACATAAATGCTAATCACAGAAGATTCAAAATACAACTTACTTGGAGGTGCATTGTTGGCAAACCCACTTTTTAATGTTAGTTCTAATTGATTATGAGTATCACCATCTGTTGCTAACCAAGAACCATCACCACCTACAAATCCAGGATAGTGTTTTAGTTGATGTTTTAAATCAATCCTTACTGCATCTCGAACTAAAAATATATTTGGATCACTGAGACCAGCCATTGCATGACCGGAATTGTTTTTGCTGTATATGGTTTCTTCTCTGGCATACATTGATGATAAAAAAGTTTTTAGTACACCTAAGTTATATCTCTGATCAAGATTTCTGGCATCAATTGTAAAGTCTGCTAACTGATAAGCCTCAGCATCTGCATAAGGAATGTCATCTTTATATGTTAACGGCCACTGGCTACTATGGCACATTCTTTTAAAATATTCATTATCATGATCAAAATAAGACATTCGCGATCTATTAAAAACAAAGTCGTAATAACGTATATTATCTGATTCTATATATTTGTAATTGTGATTGAGTGTGAGTGCTACACAATTACTATCTATGCCTGCCATAATGTCACTATAGACTCCTAATGAGTGATTGTTATCAGACTCATCTGCATGAAACATACCACCTGATATAACAATAGTTGCAGAAGGATTGTACGATCTCAAATTTGTTATAACGTCACTGAATTCAGAAATTGATGCAGAATCATAAGGCTTACCGAGCATTATGAATATATAATTTGCTTCCTGTATATTTGTTGTGTATTCTACTGCGTCACTGTCGCCAAAAGATATCAACAATCGAGTATCGCTCTCGGTCATACATGTAAAATTGATTTCGTTATTCTTGTCGAGGTATACTTTTTGTTTGCCCATTTGTAATAGCTCTGTTGTATAATTGTTCACTTGCTAAGTTCTTAGCCTTAGCCTCGCACTGAATATCAAATTGGTCCCAAAACGATAATGCCCAATCGTTAGCAATCTCGTTAGGGTAATAGTCGGAATGTGCTCTTAGTTTTTGTTTCTTATGACCTTGTTCAAGCAGTCCCACAATATCATGCAAACCAGCGTGGGTATCCACACTATCAGGTAAATGCTCATCACGACTGTAACTGTAATGCATAGCAGGGCGAACTCCACGCCAACTGTCGATAACTGCTTTAACTCTGTCATCCTGTGGTTGTATGTATTCTTCATCTCGTATCCAATGGTGGTGAATGTCAAGTACAAGTGCTACGTGATCTTTCAACTTAAGGCTTTCATCTAAGCCATGGCACATCTCGTCATTCTCAATAGTTATTGTATTTAGTGCTTCGGGACTCAAACGTGGCAAAGCCTTGATGACACCTTCTGCACCTTGCCTACCTGAAATGTGTACGTTAATCTTAAAGTCTTGAAATTTTCTACCATAGCCCATCCAACGAGCCATGTTAGCATGATACTCAAATTCATCAATGCTACGCTCAACAACGTCAGGCCTATCACTGGCAAGTACACAAAACTGTCCAGGATGGAAACTGAGGCGTACATCTTTTGCTCGTGCAAGTTCACCTATACGTGCAAAACCTTTGTGCAACTCTGCACGATTGTTACTGTCTTCCCACAAGTAACGCCACGTGGGTTCAGTTGCCATAGGTATCTGATTACTGCCAAGACGTACCATGCGTCTGTTTTCGGGCAGTGTGCTGACATATTCAACTAAGTTGTATGCACTTTTCATGTTGTGTGTTACAACTTCTAATAACTTGTCTTCGGCATCTGCTTTTTCTTGCCTGTTACACCATGCTACAGTTGTGCCTTTCTCAGTAAAGTTTTGTTGTATTTCTTTAAGTATCTTAGGCTTCTGTGTTTGATCAGGGTCCATGTACTTGCAACAGAAACCAATACGTTTAATACTTTGATCAGTCATTATTTTTACCTTTTAACAAGTTAAGTGCTTCATCAGTTGTTGTTTCTTTTTCCTGGTTCTCAAACATTCTATAGTCTAAAACTGGTTCTGTCAAGGCTTTCATCTGATATATCATAGAATGTGTTAATTCTTCCACCGATTCACCGTGTGCAGGCACAGGATTTTCTGTAACACCAGTAGGGTTACCATCCTCGTTATAATGCACTTCATGTATAGAATACCATACTTCAGCATTCTCATTGATATGTCTAATAACACGATTATTCCAAGTCATGCAATACGTCTCCTAAAGAATATATTATACAAGTATATGTTAACTTTGTCAATCGTTTTTGATAAATATGTTGTGTAAACATAATTACATAAATTATTCAAACCGGGGAATAAAAAATGGCTACAGTTAAAAAATATAATTTAGCAGGCTTAGGTGCTAACGTTGAATTAGGCAAGCAAGGCTCGTATATAACGGGTACATCAAACGAAATTGGCTTCTATGCTAACGGTGGCGCTCTGCAAAAGTTAAAAATTGCAAACGCGACAGTGGCAACTGAAGCAGTTACCAAAGCTCAATTAGATGCAGTAACGGCGGATTTAATCCAGCATATTACTGTTGACTTTGACTTTGATTCAGGTGCAAGTGATATTGCCGACATTGCTGAAGGTTCAAGAATCATCTCAGTAACAGTTGACGTACCAGCGGCATGGACTGCATCAAACAATACTGCAACTTATGTAGAAATAGGCGACAGTGATAATACATCTCGCTTTATTAGAGCAGGTGATGTTGATGTGCTTAAAGTAGCACAATATCATTCACAGTTCCAATATGAGTATACAGCAGATGCTACACTAAAACTAAATGTTGTGCAAGGTACTGCTTCAGCAGGAACAGGTACAATCAGTGTTGTATTAGCAAGTGACAGTGTAACAGTTAGAGACTATGGTTCAATTACACAATCTCAAAACAGTAACAGTGACTTAGGCGATATTAATACTTAAAAATGATCATTTCTGAGATTAGTGACTTCAAGAAGAGAGAAATTGAGCATGAGCTCAAGGACGAATCTCCAAACAACTATGCGGTTTGTATAAATGACAAGCCGTGGAAGATTGTATCAAGTCGCTCAAGAGCAGATAAAATGGCTAATACTCTTAATTCAAAAGGTAAAAATGCCACTGTGCATATAACTGGTGCCCCGGTATCGGAAGCCAGCCAGGCAAAAGCAAGTGACAAAAAGCCAAAGAAAATTAAGCCTACAAAAGGACATTCAAGTCCACACCCAATGCGTGGTAAACTTGTAGGTGAATCCCAAATAGACGAAGTGGCGCCATTGGCACTACTTCGTGTTGGTGTTCCTATATTAGCAAAA